TTGTCCTTCTTGTCCTTCTTGTCCTTCTTGTCCTTCTTGTCCTTCTTGTCCTTCTTGTCCTTCTTGTCCTTCTTGTCCTTCTTGTCCTTCTTGTCCTTCATCTGTGTATTCTTTAGGTTCTTCTTCATCTTTGTATTCTTTAGGTTCTTCTTCATCTTTGTATTCTGTTGGCTGTCCTTGTGTATTGTTTCCTGAATACAATGAACCTAAATACGAAAAGTAACTATTCTCGTTGGTTATATTGTTTTCCTGTGTCATCGTTGTTTTATTGACATTGTACTCAGGTGGCAAAGTATAGGATTTATCACCATTTTCGCTGGTAGCTGTGACAAATGCAAGAACTATGCCGGTAATTGTAACGAAAATATAGTTTGCTATAGGAATATTATTATTTACATCCATTTACATTACAATGATACAATAAAATCATGCTAAAATTGTGAAAGTTCTTTTACAAAATTTAGTTTAGATTTAAATCTTCAAATGTGTATATACGGTTATGTCATCATTGTCGTTAGATGATATAAAATCATTAAACTCTGTTAAACCGCAGTATTCTAAACAAACATACACACCATATCAAAACACTGACGACCGAGTAATTCCAGAGTTAAATAGTAAAATGAGAAACAAAGATGTAATTGATAATGAAATCACATACCCTATTATAAAGCGTCTTTATAAGGAAACGAATATAGGTGATGAAATGAAAAATTTCTCATTTATTTTGGTTTCTTATTGTATTGAAAAGTATGCATATCTTCCATTTTTATTGTTCCACGTAGAAGAAAAAGACGACGTGTCTTGCTTTCCGTCTATGGAAATCGACAAAGATGCTATTTTTAATGAAACAAATATTACTTCAGACACTATCAAATCCAACATTATGGATGAGATTCTTAGTGGCACTAATACAAGGAATTCAGACGAAGCTATTAATGAAAATTATAAATATACTGATAATGACGGTGATACATTCACAGATGAATTAATAAAATCATATATGAAACTCACAGGGATAAACCGGGAACAATCCGAAATAAATTATCAAGGATTCATTAATGTAAATGATGCAGTATACGTCTTCTTCGAGAATAATGAAATGTATTTTAAAGCTAACCAATGGGCGACTATTGATGAATTAGTAGAAAAGAAAACAGTATATAATAACGTTGTCTCTCCTATTGTTAGTAATTTATTCATAAATATACCAGAAACAAATTTCTTAGTCGGACAAGATAACTATAGAATAGAAGTACCTGCTGTATGTTATTTAGCAGCTTATAGTGAAAATAAATATTCAACAGAATATTTCACGGAAGATTATTCTCCTTTTAGTATAGATGTTTATACAGTCACAATTGATATTCCATTATTTGAAAACGTATTTGTGTTTACAAGAAGCACGATATCCGACACTCAAATAATAAACAAAGCAAAACGTTATGTAGTTTTTCTTGAAAAGGCAGTACATTTTGTTGAGGATGAAATTACAGTCAATGACGTAAATGTTCTCGCACAATATAATATGATTTGTCATGAAAAGGTAGATAATAATATTATTATTATTCAAAAAGATACATTGTTTTACGCATTACCGCTATAGCGAATGATTTATATGTTATAGTCGAGCAAAAAACTGTCTAATACATCGTTATCTATCTCATCATTCATGTTTTGTTCTGTATGTTCTCGAATTTCATGAGGTTCTGGAATTCGTTCATACAATTGTTCGAAGTTTTGGATGTACTGTGTAAGTTTTCCTTTTTGTTGGTTGGTTGTTTCTATTTGTTTGCGAAGTTCTTCGGTATGTTTATTTTGTTGTTGTTGTTTTTCTTTGATTATTGTTTCCTTATTATCAATATGTGTCTTTAATTTATTCTGTATTTCTATTATTTGGTCGCTATGCTGGCGTATGAAGTCTTCATTTTTCTTCGACTCAAGTTTATCAATACTGTTTTTTAATGTATTCATATATTTGTTACCATTTTTTAATTCTTCGTACCATTTATTACGAACAATATTTACACTCACAATAGAATCACCGACAATGTCTGGTTTTTTTATATCTTTATCACGAAATGTCTTTTCAAACGCAATAATTATCTCATTTGGGATAGTAGGACTGGTTTCCATTAATCTATCAAATTCTTGACGACAGATTTTCAACATATGTCCTGCTTCTGTTCTTTCGTCTAATTTTTTTGATAATTCAATACGAATGTTACGGGCAAACTTATCCCATGATATACCCGCAACACGATGTGCTTCATTTAGTTCAGATATTTTCAAGTATTGTTGAACTGTAGTTAAAATGCCTATCATAATGTTAATTGTTCCAATTACCATTGGAGCGTATACTTGCATATTTGCAGGCAAACTGGTTTGTGCAAAAGATGCTGTTCCAGTTATTGTAGATAATGTAATAGCTGGGATAGTAAACCAAGCGTGTAACCTCGAATAGGTCTGATGTGCTTTTATATTTAACCATTTATAACATTGTGCTATATCGCACCATTCAGCAAGTATATCCTCATTTTCTTTCGACCATTCTAAATAAGGGGTCTGTTCAGAGTCGTTATCTCCCTTATTAATAATACTTTCTCTCCTTGTATCAAGAGTTTCATCATTTGTTCCATCAATATTAATCATAATTCTATACATTATGATTATATAATTTCTCTAACTAAATGCCAAAAAGGTGTATTTTTTTCATACATCGAAATTGTAACTAATAAGTGTTTGTCTCATTTTTTAGGTCGGTGTATGTAGGCGCTTCTATATATGTGTATTGTTAGCGTCTTCAGACGAAGAAGGTTCAGGTGTATTGTTAGTGTCTTCAGACGAAGAAGGTTCAGGTGTATTGTTAGTGTCTTCAGTCGAAGAAGGTTCAGGTGTATTGTTAATGTCTTCAATAGAAGATGTTTCAGGTGTATTGTTAGTGTCTTCAATAGAAGATGTTTCAGGTGTATTTACAAGGGTATCATGATTACCTGGATTAATGGTTAAATTATTACAACACCATTGATGTATCAAATCAATATTATTATCATTATCATTATCATTATTATCTTCTCCATCCGACATCATTGGGTCAAAAATACCATCTGTATCATCAATATCTTCAATTGTATATGTATTGGTACATTGTAAGTTCTCTTCCATGTCATTATAAAAATCACTATACTTACATGTTAAACGTTTCATTTGTTTTTTGTGAGAAATATGAAAGAATGCAAGATAGTCGACATACAAACATATCTGTTGTAGCAAGACATTACTTTCGTATGTTAATGTATTTAATAGATTAGAAATGGTAAAACCTACGTGATGTTTTTCATTGTACTGGTCCCGCTCTTTGCATTTATTATTGTATATTAGATATAAACTATTTAACAGAATTATAATGTTGTTATGAACTTCCTTAATATCCTCTATTTTATATTGTTCAAATGGCTCAAGTTCTTTATATATTGGTAAACTCTTTGGAGCAGTATGTTCAATACATAGTTCATCTTTATTTTTGTTGACATATGTCAAAATCAAATTATAAAGTTTATAGTAATCACAGTAAAGACGATTATTCATTAACGAACGAAATTTATCTAAGTTCTCCATTTCAATTGTAAAAGTTTTATATTGAAAAAAGAAGGCGTCTAAACAAAACAATAAAACTTTCTTATTGTTCTTCTTAGATAAGTTATTGTATAGAGCTTTACATTCTTGTAATTTATTATATGCTTTCTCGCGTAAATTTGTTGTCTTTACCTGTATTTTTATTAACGAAATAAAATTTTGGGTTAGCTTAGTTATATTTGTAATATGTTTGTCTTCCATAGCTTATACATATATTTTTTTTATGTTTCATGTGTAATGTTTTTTCTTGAATATTCAACTGCATAAAATTGAAAATTTATCTTGCGTATTTTTTTTTGGTAAATGATCAAGAATGGGAAACACGAATGTACAATGTAACAAATCTATCAAAAATATTACGTTCTATCTATCTAAACCTAAATTATACAGAGTAAAACAAAATTATTATGATGTTCCGTACAGTGTACCGATAAATAAGGTAAGTATGGAGTATAGACAACCAGTAAAAATAAGTCAATAAAATTGTTTATTTATCAAATAAGTTAAACAATATATATGTATTATTTTATTACATAAATGTCTATTGAAGTCCCTGATAATTTCTACCCCATTGTGCGTGACTTAATTAATGATCTAACTACAACATTTCCTGAATATAATACACTATTTGGTTTTTATAAACAACCAGAATTTGAAGATAAACATTTACAGTATGTATTTGACTATTGTGTTAATTTTTTTCCAGAACGGTTCTTTGACATACTATATCAAAACGAAGATATTTTCTCAAATAATACGAATACTCACTTTTTACCACACATTGATTTTCAAATATTTTTTACGTGCACTGATATTTCACAAAAAACAAAACAAACATTATGGAAATATTTACAGTTATTATTGTTCAGCACAATAGAACATGTAAAAGATAAATCAGTATTCGGTGATATTGGAAACATGTTTGAAAGTATTGATGAGGATGAGTTACAATCAAAGTTGTCCGATACGATGAATAGTATTAGTGATTTCTTTACTAATGTTGATTTAGATGATAACAATGAATCTGCAAACAATAACAACAGTGACACTGCAGCTAATGACCAAAAAGAACAATCAACAGGGTTATTTGGAGATATGCCCGATATTGGTTCTATAAAAGAACATCTATCAACACTATTCAATGGAAAAATTGGGACATTAGCGAAGGAAATGGCAGATGAATTAGCAAGTGATTTTACAGATGTATTTGACGGCGAAGACCAACAAACTTCTGACCCTAAACAGATTATTCAAAAGTTGATGAAAAATCCTACTAAAATAATGGACCTAATGAAGAAGGTTAGTTCAAAATTAGAGACAAAAATGGCTACAGGTGAAATATCTAAAGATGAAATGATGCGCGAAGCACAAACATTATTAGGCGAGATGAAAAACATTGGGGGTGAGAAAGGGTTAAATGATATGCTGAAACAAATGGCAAGTGGTATGGGTGGATTAGGTAAGAATATGAAAATAGATATGAACGCAATCGACCGAATGACAAAACAAATGACCCAGCGCGATGGCATATTAAAGCGGAATGAAATAAAAAAGAAGAGGCAAGATATTGAAAAAGCGGTAAAGGAACATGAATTACAGGAACGTATCCGTCTTCAGAATGAAATTGCTTCAAAGTATTCGTTAGAGGAAACAAATAAGTTAAATGAACTTGTATTTAAGTCTAAGGGTGGGAACATTCAAGACCGTTCTTTCATTGATCCTGAGTTATTGAAGGACATTATTGCAGAAGAACAAAATAAAGAAACCAAATCAACATCTGATTTAGCAAAAAAAAGTAAGAAAAAGAACAAAAACAAAAACAAAAACAAAAACAAAAACAAAAATTAGTAAATAGTAAATAGTAAATAGTAAATAGTAAATAGTAAATAGTAAATAGTAAAATATTGCGATTATCCAAACAATATATCAAAATACTCTATAATGTTGAGTAAATATATTAATATATCAGTTTTTTTGGTTAGTTTAGCTATTGGAATTTTCGCAGTCTACATTTTAGAACCCGAGACAAGAAATATATTCATTTATCCAAGTCCTGAGAATAGAAATAAAATACAATACAAAGATAAAGTAGATGGTTGTTATGAATATGAACAAACTGAAATAGATTGTAACAAAGCATCTGGCGAAATTAAAGAAATACCACCACAGTACTAAGAAAATACATAGTTATTCAAATAATGTAGTAAATACCTTTGGTATAAGATACATTTGACTAACAATATATTTCCAATATTTTATATGCTTTCATATTCTATATGAAGTTCAAACAAATACTTAATAGTGATACCGGAAAAATATTAATTTCCATAATGCTTGGATTGGGTCTTGCCAGTTTGTTTAGGGAAGCATGTCACGGTGATAAATGTATTAATTTTGAAGGTCCGATATTAGAAGAAGTTGAGAATAAAGTATTCAAGCAAGGTGATAAATGTTATAGTTACAAATCACATCGTGTAGATTGTAGCAATGAAAAAAAAGCTGTTCCTTTCTCTGTAGGTTCTTCTTTTGAAAATTTTACACCGTTTGCGTTTTAAATCATATCATAAAAACTTTAGACTATAATATAGCTTTTATGGAACATACAACTACAAAAATTGCAGAACTTCCGTTATCCACTGATATAGGCAATAATAATAAATCTATGTTGGAACAACCCAATAATTATATTCCTATAAATGTTCATCCTAATCCATATGGTGGTTCGGGTGTATCAGATGTCATGTCACCACCAATGAATCAAGATAGCAACCAACAAAATCAATTACACGAAACTGTGGAAATACGCCCAAAACCTCCACAAACACAATATTTAAGTGAGGAACAGATGTTAGAATTACAAACACTTTCTCATCAACAACTCCCTTCACGTGACATACCAATGAATCCTTCGGATATCACACAAGATGAACAAGCGACACCTAATTATATCCAAAAAAAGGTTCATTTTGATGACTATGTCAAAGAACATAGTGACTTTAGTAAAGAGCAATTTGATACACACGAACGAGGTAAAGAAGATGCCCGTTTTTGGGATACATTACTGGGGGAACTACAAGTTCCCATTTTTGTTGGTGTTATTTATTTTATTTTTCAAATGCCTGTTCTAAATCAGTATCTGTTCAAGAAACTATCCTTCTTATCAATATATAATGAAGACGGAAATTTCAACTTTTATGGGCTATTACTGAAAAGTATGATGTTTAGTATAATATATTTTACATGTATACAAGCAATAAATTATGTATTGATTCTATAGGGGTTTTCTCATCATGTCAATAACGTTTTAATACGAGTTAATATGTCTGTTTTTACAGACTTATTCTTTGCTTTTTTATTTCTTTTGTTTTTCATTGTTTTTTTAGAATTCAAATTACCAGTTTTTTTGTTCTTTTTTAATTCATTCTGAGAGTTGATTTTATCCGCTTCTTGTGAAGGTATGTAACGTAAGAATAATCTTTCGAATTCTTTACAATTGCGGTTGTTCTTCAGTTCTTTGAACTTGACTGCTTTCTCTGAACGCATATCTTCTATTGTAGGCTGTTTCCCTATACACTTCATTGTAAAACGTTTTAACAATCCTTTTTGGTTTAAGCGATTTTTTTCTTCGACATCGTATAGGAATTTTGCCATACATAATAAACGGTCGCTATTGTATTCATTTAATTTTGTATACAAAAAGCTCAAATAAAATGTCAGAATAGTATCTATGGTCGCTACATTTATTTGTGAATTATGTACCTTAATAGTGTTATATGAATGACACGCTATTGGTTCATATATATAAGCAATTACTTCTTTGCCAAGTGATACTTGTATTTTACGTGGTATAAGTTCACCTATTTTTTCAATATCAACTGTAGTAACGTCTTTAAATCCTGCCTGGTTTAATTCTTCTGTTAGAATTAATGATGTCCGTTCAATATCATCTGATAATACATCAAAATCAGGCACTTTTCGCAATGAATGTTTTATGTTTTTTGGCATGTATTTTGAATAACTACTTACTGCATATGCCCCAAAAAATACAACCCCTTGATTAATAAAGCTACTGCGTATTATGTCATATAAATTCGTAGATGAATTATCAATACTATCTACAGTTACCATATCTCTTTGAAAATCTATTTTATCACAATGTGGGGTTTTTAATGGATAAAATTTATTCAATAATGTTAACCGCTTTAATACTTTTTCCCATCTACTAATATCTCCTTTTGGTCTTGATAATTCCAAGTACATTGACATACGCAAGTAATTTATAGGAGCATATCTAATACCTGCTTTTATAATTGATTCTGTCTGTATTGTTTTAAACAAACTATCTACCATTTCTGTAATATCTGCTATTGGGATGTAATTCACAAACACTTTGAATGTCCCTTTGTGAACACCTGATTTAGCCTCAACATCTTCATATCCAGCTTTGTAATATATATCCGCTAATTCTTTTGCATCATTCAAAGCGTTTGAAGAAAAAAAATCATAATCTGGTAACTCTACCTCTCGATTATAGAACTGCGAGTGTATGGGAAGAATATTATTTATTGCGGTCCCTCCATAGCATACCAACTTTTTGTGAATAATAAATTCCTCTACAATTTTTAATATATCTTTGACTTGGTCGTTTGATACAACCTTTATATTACGTATCTTTTCATTTTTATCAACAGACTGTCGTAGAACAGCAAGTTCACATTCGTGAAAGCTTAATTTATTATCACATATACTAGGCCTCTTTGGAATCTTAAATTTTGGCATATTATATACTATACTATACTATACTATACTATATTATAAAAAACTTATTCGGAAATGTTATGTTACTATTCTGTATTTCTTACATAGTAACTTATTGCGTTTGATAATGGAACAAACGAACTTCTGTATTCATCAAAAAATGCTTCATATTGTTCTAAATATTCATCCCTTTTATGAAATTGTAACGGTACAATCTGAATGCCGTGGTCTATAAACATAGATTTCGGTTCAGGATTACTTGCATTATCTATTACGTTAGGAATAGCCATTCTATATTTTTCCACATTGGTACAATAATTACAATTTGAACTATGGCTTAATTCAATTGATTGTTCGTTTAATACTTCACTGTATTTATTTATTGATATAATATTTGTTCCACTGTCTACGTTAACGAATTTTGATAAGTCGTAACAAGTATGGTCTGACGGTTCACACTTTGTATATTCATGATAGTTTCGGTCTAATCTGGCATCTAACAATAAAACAACTTTGCCCATTACGTCTTTTAATTTCGTTTCATCTGTTATTTTATTTTTATACAAAAAATGTCGTAAAGCATAGTCTACTGATTTTCCTATTGCACTGAAAATGCTTTTATCTTTTGATTTTACCCGTAAATGAATAAAAATAGGATCTTTTGGATTAGGTGACTTCTGGGAAAACCCAACCCCCACACAAGATAATAGTGCGTCGTCTAATAATAATGTATTGTTTGTTTCTATCATTTCATAATTTCTATCTAAGGTGTATGATACCATTGGTTTATTATTAATATACACTACTTCAAAATCCAAAAATCGACACCCACGTTCTAACACATATCTTATCATATCTTTGCTTACATAATTACCACTTACCGAACAATTATATGCTCCTTTTATTATATATTCCTTTAATGGCTGATTGATAAAATCTTTTGACATGTTTTTTATTTGTACTTGATTATTATTTTTGATGCTGTTTACTTCACTTAATTCATAGTTAATATTCCCTATGATACCTTCTTTTTTACTATCATTTCCATATAATGATAGCCTACGTGACGTTTCTATTTGATTATATACATATAATATCAATATTATTGCTATTAATAAGAAAATCCATTGGTAGTATTTCATATTACAATATACAAAGAAAAAATAATTTAATAACAAATATTTATAAATGTATAAGTTATAGTACATGGCAGGTGGATTACTAAATATTGTGTCTGTAGGTAACAATAATGTGTTTTTAACAGGCAATCCAACAAAAACTTTTTTTAATGTTACATATAGCAAATATACTAATTTTGGATTACAGAAGTTTCGTATTGACTACAATGGTCAAAGAGAACTGCGATTGAATGAATCTTCTACATTTAGTTTTAAAATGCCAAGATATGCAGAGTTGTTAATGGACACGTATATTGTCCTTACACTTCCAGACATTTATAGCCCTATTCATAACCCTATTTTTAATAACATTGATGGTACATCCGGATTGTGGGCTCCATATGAGTTTAGATGGATTCAAAATATTGGAGCAATGATGATACAAGAAATAGAAATTACTTCGGGTAATATGACTTTGCAAAAATACAGTGGTAATTACATTTCTTCAGTCGTCGAACGTGACTTTAGTGAAGAGAAAAAAAAACTGTTTAACCAGATGTCAGGGAATGTTCCAGAATTGAATGACCCATCTAATTCAAATAATCGTATTAATACCTATCCAAATGCAGTTTATACCACTAATACTTCAGGGACAGAACCTTCTATACGTGGAAGGAATATATATATACCATTAGGTGCATGGTTCACAATGAATCCTGGATGTGCTATTCCATTAATTGCTTTACAGTACAATGAGATTCATATTAATGTTACATTAAGACCTATTAAAGACTTATTTCAAGTTCGTGATGTATTCGATAATCAAAATAATTTCCCATATGTAAAACCAGACTTCAATGAAAATCGGTACCAAATGTATCGGTACTTACAAACTCCTCCTTCATTCAATCTATCTTCTAACAACTATGTAAACCAAACAAGCACATGGGATGCGGATGTACATCTAATATCTACATATTGCTTTTTATCTAAGGAAGAATCTACAAAAATTGCACGTAAAGACCATGTTTATTTAATTAAAGACGTCCACGAACACCACTTTGAGAACATCACTGGTGCTAAAAAAATTAAGCTTGAAACAAGTGGTATGGTTTCAAGCTGGATGTTTTATTTCCAACGTAATGATGTTAATATGCGTAACGAATGGTTTAATTATACTAACTGGCCATATCGTACATTACCACAAAATACCCATATTTACGACAATGATGATGAAACCGGGAACTTCCCTAATGTACATCCATTTAATGATATTAGAAGTGGTCTATCTGTCACAGGTAACTTCAATGTCCAAAATAGAAAACATATATTAGAAACTCTTGGTATTGTTCTTGATGGTGAATATCGTGAAAATTTACTTACTCACGGAGTATATGATTATCTGGAAAAGTATTACCGTACAAAAGGGAACGCAAAGGAAGGATTGTATTGTTATAATTTTTGCTTAAATTCTCATTTATCTGATTACCAGCCATCAGGAGCAATTAATTTAAGTCGGTTCAAAAATATAGAATTAGAATTAAATACGTATGTCCCCCCTATTGATGAAGTTAATTCAAGTTTTGATTTAATTTGCGATACAGATGGAAATCCGGTTGGTGTTCGTAAGGTTAATTGGCGACTGTATGATTACAATTATAATATGACATTAATAGAGGAACGTTATAATGTTATTTCATTCGTTAGTGGGGTAGCTGGAATGATGTATGCGAAGTAATAAGGTATTTACGCAAAAAAGGAATTCTTAAATTGTAGGTATAATATAACATAGACTACTTCTAATATGGATCCGTATGACAGAAATGATACAAAGAAATGGAAACTAAAGAGATTTAGAAAAGGACATTATAACGATTTAAATTTTCAAGTAGAGAACATGAAAAATAAAATTAAGGAAGTAAAGCATCCGAATAAGAAAGTAATCAATGTTCAAAATATTGAACCATTGATTAACGTGTTGGATGAGCCGTCAGATGAAGTGTTAGTTGAGGACGTTGATAGTGATAGCGATAGCGAAACAGATACTATAGACTTCGTAAGTGATGATACTGACAATAATGTAATACGTGAAGGCATTGAAAGCACTCCTAAAGCTACATTCACTAATGATATGTATACAAATAAAAATGATGACATTTATGAAGGTGGTGACGATAATGGTTGTTCTGTTATTGGTAACGCAATATCATCAGGGTTTGATGATCTTACCGAATCAATTGATAATATTTTTTATAATTTTGCCTCTATTATTGTGTCTACAGACCAAAATAAACGACAAGAAGTACGTGATACACACGTAATTAAAAAATATATCTTTTGGTTTTTTTCAGTATTAGTTGGACTATTTGTCGTACTGAATTGGTTTTTGGTTTCATTCTTCAGAGACGAGGAAGGTAACCGCGCTCCTATCTTTGAAAACACTACTTTAGAAGAGAAGAATCAGCATAAACGTGATTATAAAACACTAATACCACAGTACTACAATGGTGAACCTTCTTTTTTGAAACTTGTAAAAGACAATGAGGGTTATTGGAAAGGAATATATGGCATTTTATATTGGTTCTTGCGATACCCTTTCATTGGTACGGACACACTTATGCTATCTATAAAGGAGGGGTCTCCTTATATCGGACAATATGTGCCAACCACATTGTTATATATATTAATCTTGTTCATATGTATTGTTGGAGTTTATTATTTACCCCGCATTATGGCAAATATTGTTTCAAAGAGTCTACAAATGGATGTTTCGGACCCATATTTAAGTATTGTACAAACTATGTTGTTTATTGCATACTTCTTATCCTGTATTACATCTGTAAATGACCCCGAGACTATGCAATTTTGGATAACATTGAATAGTATTCACTTTATTGGAGGTCCGATAATTGTCTTCTTAATGCAGCTTGCCCTATTATTGTATGTTTTCTTGATTGCACCTATTATATTTTGTATTGTTTTCTCAGTTTTCATATTATATTATTCTATTGTTCCTATTTTTAAAATGAGTCCAAATGGGCCATTTTCTTTATACAAAGCCATTATTTCTTACATTGAATATGAATACAACTATGTTAGTAAGAATTATAATACACCTGATACTGTATGTAAAGAGCATACTTTCTTTGAAATGGTCTCTTATTACTTTCGTAGTCTGTTATTTTTAATGTATAAATATTGCCACATAATAACTTTCTTTTCTTTATTCATAGCCGCTATTATAGAATATAGTAATGTCATTAAAACTGACCGTATTAAGAATACTATTATTATATTGACTTATTCTGCTATTATTGGTCTATTCGCAATAAACAAGTTGTTGTATTATAAGTACGAACCGAATGATGATTACAACACCAACCTATATGATTACAATGAACATATGAATACGGTTGTTACAAAAATTATGCAAGAAACGTATGATACATAACCTATAAATGATATAAACATATTGCTTAAATATAATTTATATGGGAAAAAAAAAAAGTTCTAAGTTACCATTTGTTAGTGTATGTACACCTACTTTTAATAGGCGTCCCTTTATTGAAAATATAATGTCCTGCTTCAAAAACCAAACATACCCACAAAGTCGTATGGAATGGATTATTATTGATGATGGAACCGACAAAGTAAAAGACCTGTTTCAAGAATCAGGGATTGTTAATGTTCGTTATTTCGAGCATGACAAGAAAATGAGTCTTGGGCGAAAACGAAATTTGATGCATGAGCATTGTAAGGGAGATATTATTGTCTATATGGACGATGATGATTATTATCCACCTGAACGGGTCGAACACGCAGTTGAAACTTTGACAAATAATCCTAATGCATTATGTGCTGGCGCAAGTGAAATTTATGTTTTCTTCAAAGGTATGAATAAGATGATACAATGTGGTCCATATGGACCAAACCACGCAACTGCTGGTACGTTCGCATTTAAAAAGCAACTGTTAGAACAAACAAGTTATAATGACAATGCTGCCCTTGCAGAAGAAAGGGCATTCCTAAAGGAATATACTATTCCATTCGTTCAGTTGGACCCAATGAAAACAATATTAGTGTTCTCTCACGAACATAACACATTTGATAAACGTAAGATGTTTCAACAGAAACAAGACCCAAGTGTTTTTAAGGAATCAGGAAAGGTTGTCAAGGACTTTATTCGTCAAAAACGGGAAAAACCTATTATGGCTTTCTTTTTACAACATATCGACGGTCTGTTAGCTAAATATGACTTGGGAAAAGCAGAAATGAAACCAGATGTATTAGAACAAATTAAACAAATAGAAGCTACACGAGAACAACGTATGAAAGAACTTCAACAACAACACCTAAATAATGTAAGTCCTATTACTTTATTAAAAGATGGAAAAGAAACTCAATTAACCCATTTACAAGTTGTTACTCTTATTCAAAATTTACAATCTAATATTGCTAATTTACAATCGAATATTGCTAATTTACAATCTAATATTGCTAATTTGACAAATACAAACAATATGAAAGACAAATATACAGAATTATTAAAAGAAAAAGTAGGCGAATTAATTGGAACGATAAAAGAAATTACTACTGAGAATACTGAAATGAAGAAACAAATTACATTGTTAACTCAAAAAGTAGAACTTCAACAAGTTAATACCGAACCTCACGTCACAGAAGCAATGCTTGGAACAAAAGAATCTACTCAAAATTCAAATATATCATTCACTACGCCATATATTGACAATGAAAGTCATATTAGTAAGCTTATTCCTTCCCCCGTAAACTAAACTAAACTAAACTAAACTAAACTAAACTAAACTAAACTAAACTAAACTAAACTAAACTAAACTAAACTAAACAAATACATAATTGTGTGATGTATGTATTTGTCGTATTGAAACATAAGAATATCATATGTATTCTTCCAAATCTTCTTCGTCATCGTTATGACAATATTGTATTTCTTTTTTCTCATTTTTATCTAAATATCGGTATATGCGTCGTATTTCTAATTTACTTATTTCATAATCTTCCATCAATGATTCTATTTGTAATAATACATCGTTTTTGAATATATTTGGAACATCCAAAAACAATCGTAATTCTCCAAACATACACATTAAATCCTTTTTATCTAATGACAGAGTTTCACATAGATTAGATAAGAATAACATGTTATTATATTCAGTTGAATACTTAGTTAGTACTTTTGTAAATCGCACATCATTTGGTTGATATTTGTTATCGTTTTCTGGGAATGTCTCGTGGTATATTTTATTATTGTAGAATGTCTTCATTAGTGAGCTCATTTCATTGAACTGCCATATCTGGCTCTGAAATGTTACACGATCAATGTAATCCGCATAACATATATTATCTAATAACTTCAAATACAATGGCAATGATTTTAGCTTGTGTTTTTCTTCAAGCATATCTATAACATTCTCGTGCCATAATAATGAAACTATAGTTCGTTCTGTTTCGTTCATAATAGTAGAATGTTTATCAATCGAACAATGGGTGTTCAGTAATTGCCTTGTTATTTTTTTTGCATCTTCATTATATAATTTATTTTCAAATAAATGTTTTAATTTACTCATCCTTTCTGGTTTCTTAGTTGCATATTCTAATACGAAATCTAACTTTCTCAGGTCACCGTTAATATACGTTATTGCGTTATCTATTATCCCTAATTCAAAATCTTGATAATTTGGTAAAACGTTACTCATTAAATTATTTAATTGCATTTTTGTTGGAATTGGCAATTCGAATACATTGCATACATTCATTAATTCACGTATTTTTTTATCTATAGTGTATCCACCTATACAAATAATTGGATTCATAGTTTTATTCTCTATTTTCTGTCGCTTAGTCTTCTTCGGACGTATTAATTTAGTTAATGCCACTATTCCGCCTTTATCACCACTGTTCATTCCATCGATTTCGTCCATTACAATAACAATTCGTTTCTTCTTTTTTTCCATCATTTGTAATACATTCTGTGAAGCAATACGATTACAAGTAATTGTATCAATTAGTGATTTGTTGCGTACATAACCTGCGTCATAATGGACTATATCGTAATCCATTTGCTTCAATAATTTGGTGATAAATGTTGTTTTTCCACTTCCAGGAGAACCGTATATATATATACCTTTTTTGTAATCTATATCATTTTGTTTTTTGTCGAAATCTAATAATAAGTTTTTTATTTTTGCGGATATTTCTTCCCTATCAAAATATTGTGTGTAATCTGTCATGATATCAACTACTTGTATATTACTTATTATTAGATGATCTTTATTTATGTCGTTCTTAACGCAACTTATCTACCAAATGAACTGAAATCAGCCGTCAATGGCATATAACTGGTTGATTGTTTCTCTGGCAACAGACCGTTTCGTGAAAAATTATTTGATACTTCTCTTCGCGTGGCTTGTTCATTATACTGGGTTCGTGTTCCTTGTGGTTGTTGTTGTCGTTGAACATTTATTAACCGTTGTTGTTGTTGTTGTTGTGGTTGTGGTTGTTGTTGTTGTTGTTGTGGTTGTGGTTGTTGTTGTTGTTGTTGTGGGGTTAATAATTTCATTATACCACCACCTATGTTTCCTGCTACATCAAGAGTTCCTGATGCAGTATCTCGTAGCAAGTTATCTGCTGTTTTTAATGTTGTACTTGCAATGTCAGCGGTTCCTGACGCAGTATCTCGTAACAAATTATCTGCGGTTTTTATTGTTGTAGTTGCCAATTCACCTGTGGTATTTACTGCGTTATTAATAATATTTGGTCCTCTAATATTTCGTTGTTTACTACCATCAGAATTTACCATAGACTGGCCTGATTTACTCAATGTTCCAGAACCTCCTTGTCCACCACAGTTAGTACAATGTATTTTACTTGGCATTTTTGGACATACAGGACACGCAGGACATACAGGTGGAACGACTTGTGTCTTTAACATATAGTCCGAATCATTATCTATTTCTTTGGCGTCTCCTCCATTTCTTCTTGTCGCAAGTAATGTACTTAGTAATTTAGATGATAACAGGTTATTTTCTCTAATTTTATTCAACTCTGACTGTTGTTTTTTCAGTAGTTTGCTCTCGTTCCTATTTATTTCAGGTACTTCGGATGAAATGCTACTTATGTTTGTATTTGTTGATGTTTCAGAATTATTAATCAATTGTGTTAATGTAATAGGACTATTGCCCTTAATGCCTTCTATATCTAATAAATATGTTTTTTGATGAGTTAATGTGTCATCTTCTGTACTTGCCTTTCTTAACAGTGTAATAATAGTCGATTTACCAATAGCTAAATAAATTACCATTTGTTGTCCTTGAAAATCCAATTTACAGTCAACTTGTATACTATTTCCTACATCAACAATATTTGCAGAATCATATATACTCATTTTTTGTACGCTTCCAGATGGGATTGATTCTAATAATCCACTCTTATCACGTGGGAAAATATCAAAGTTTGTATTACTTTGCTTAATAATTAAGTCGCCTGTCTTAAAATCAAAAAATACATATTCGCTTAATTGTAACACTTTTCGCTTATTTGTGTATTGATTGACAGAAACCAGTGATTTATCATGAGAACTATCTAATGCTACATAACTACTAAATGAACTTGCTACATCATCATTTAAATTCTCAATATTATTATCAGATGTAGTAATCAGATTATTATCAATATATGCAAATGTCTTTTTTATTTTATGATTACTATCAAAAGTTGTTATGTAAGTGTCCTGTTTCCACGCAACGTATAAAATATTCTTAATGTCCGTATCACTTGATGTATTATACAAGTTAGAATGATAAGAAACATCCAAATCTTCTACGTGGTTATTACCGTCTACTGTTGGAATAATATGCTTATTTGTCTCTATAACTGGTTGGACACGTTGTTTTGTATTGTCGTCTATCGTTAATTCTACAGTTGTCTTCAAACCTGTATATTTTGTCCCGTTACGTGTGATAATTGTTAACTCAGTTGCGATATGTGTATCTTCCATATACGTTTCGGTTGTACTACTGTAAACTCCTTCTTTATTGTATTTATATATAGGACTATCGGAGGACGTTTGAACATTGTCTATTACTTCTATTAAGTTTCCATTATTAGGGTCGTAAAATACGTTTTCTCCCAATTTTAATAATGGGGTTACCCCACCATCGTAGGAATCCATTTTTATTTCACTGCCAACATCTTCATCAACAAATCCTTCATACGACTTATTTATGTTCCATAAAAACATAATTATTACTAAAAGAACCAATAGTATCATAAATATAGTCAATGGTTTAATTTTAAACTTGGGAAATTTCAGTCTAAACATCTATAACATATTGTTATACATTTTTCATGACTTGCTAATAAAATTGAATGATTCGAAATTCTTATCTCATCTCATTGTATCAAAATAATGTCATCCTTATGTCGTTTTCATTTTACGGAATCCCCAAAATACGAAATATGTATTGATGAAGCAGGACGTGGTTGTTTGTACGGAAAAGTTTTCATCGCATGTGTCATATTACCTCGAACAATCGAAGAGTATCCTTGTGATGGTATTAAAGATAGTAAAAAATTCACATCAAAAAAGAAAATTCATGGTGTAGCTGAAAACATAAAAAAAAATGCGTTGTACTGGGATGTAGTTAGTATAGACGAAAACATCATTGATAAAGTAAATATTCTAAAAGCTGTTATGCATGGAATGCATCAATGTATTTCTAATGCTATAGAGTTTATCAGAAAGTATGATAAGTATGCCACGTTTGGAGATATATGTGCGTTAATTGATGGAAATTACTTTCAACCTTATTATTATTTGGATGTTGAAAATAATAAACCTATTCCTATTGAACATTATACATTTGAAAAAGGTGATGGCAGATATCTTGGTATTGCATCTGCTGGCATATTAGCTAAGACCAGTCGTGATTCATATGTATTAGATGAATGTGCTAAATATCCCTTACTTTCCGAACGATATAAATTAGATAGTAATTACGGATATGGTACAAGGCATCATTTAGATGGGTTAAAAACTTATGGGATGTCTCCATGGCATCGCCAGACTTTTGGTATATGTAAATCATTGAATGTCAATTGGGATAATACAGATATACATACAAATGTAACTTGAATCTCATCTATTACACAGGTAAATACTATTTTCCTTCATGTCGACGTAATAAGGGTGTAAGCATATACGATAACCATTTTTATCAAATCATACCATTACACTTTTTTTAGTTTGTTTCTGACAAATCATTTTTTCTAACTATAGTATAAATTGTAAGAATGTCCTTTACACGGTTTAATGATGACCCCTCACGTATTAAAAAACAATTAGAAGAAACTACATACACCGGTCGGTATCAATTAGATACACCTGGACCAGGTATTGATTTACCCTTTATAGAGGACCCGCAGATACGCCTTCAAAAATGGGGGTCAAACTTACGAAGCAATATGACTTCAATTGAAGGAGACCTAAAAGGTCTTACACGTCAACTTAACAGAGACAATATAAATTTGAACAACCATAAAACAAATGCAATCGATTCTATACAATCTAACTATAGAAATGAAATCTCATTTATAGAAGAATCAAGAACTACACATCCGGCATGGGCTTACAAAGGTTTAGAACAAAATAGATGGGAAAAACCATTATTAAACCCTGTTTATAAATTAGAACCATCATTCCCGCATCAAATCCAAACGCGTATTTTAGAAAAAGACTATTTTGAACCAAGAATACCGGTTGTTACTGATACAAATAATTACTATTTATCTGGTTCATCCATTTGTACCGGATGTAACGAATTTTAGTAACTTGTACTAATAAGTAAATATATCAACAATTTATATATTTATTTATTATAAATGGAAGTAGTTGTACCCTTATTTGCCCTTTCTGGATTATATTTAATTAATAAACAATCAAAAAAACAAAATACAGAGAATTTTCAAAATACAAATGATTTGCCGAATACAAATTTACCTGATGTTAATTATCCCAACCCTAATAACATTCAATTCCCAGAGTCAGAGATTACTGCAGAATTATCGTCATTGAATAAATTTAACAATGAAGCTGGTGTCTACACTGACAAATATTTTGATAAAAATAGCTATAAAACTGATTCTACATCAAATGAAGATGTCAACTATTATTCCCTTACAGGCGATAAAGTAAATTCACATTATTTCGAACATAATAACATGACCCCATATTTTGGCGGTAAATTGAATGACCAGCGCAGGAGTGATAATACATACGAGAGTTTGTTAGATTCATATACTGGTACTGGTAGTCAAGATAATAATAAACGGGAACAGGCTCCATTATTTGAACCAGATACTAATCTTCAATGGGCTAATGGAACACCAAATAAAAGCGACTTCGTCCAATCACGCATTAATCCAAGCTTAAGAAAAGCAAATGTAAAACCTTTTCAAGAACAACAAGTTGCCCCAGGATTAGGGCTTGGATATACAACACAAGGCGCTGATGGATATAATTCAGGTATGATGGGTAGAGATCAATGGAAGCCAAAAACAGTTGACGAACTCCGTGTAGATACTAACCCACGTTCATCTGGAGTAAGTTTGTTAGGTCACGAAGGTCCTGCCAATAGTCATATTAAACAACTAGGAACTATAGGTAAAATGGAGAAACAGCGTCCGGAACGTACATTTGAATTAGATAACCGTCAAACACAAGATGATTTAGGGAGATTGTTTGTTACAGGCGGAGCTGAGAAAGCGCAGACATTACGTTCTATACCGTTAGAGAGTAAATCATCTCGTCCAGAAACATCCACTGATTACGCAGGTGGTGCAAACTATCAAAATTCGGCTGCTTATGTTCCAGGTGAATTTATGCCATCACATAATCAACAATTAGGTGCCGTTCCTATGGGCGTTGCTAATGCAGTTCGTCGTAATAATGCTGGAGAAAATGATTTCAACCTAAAAGGTAAGACTGCCTATCCAAACAATCGTAGTTCAAATAAACAAAATGATTATTTCGGTTCTATCAGTGGCAATGTAAAAGCAGTCATTACACCACTATTAGACATCATGCGTCCATCAAAAAAAACAAATACTATA